TTGCAAAGAAGGCCACTGACGATGCAAATGCAGCTAAAAGTGCATCTGTAACACAGACAGGTTTAACAAAGAAGGCCACTGACGATGCAAATGCAGCTAAAAGTGCATCTGTAACACAGACAGGTTTAGCAAAGAAAGCTACTGATGATGCAAATGCTGCTGCACTGGCTGCTAACAATGCTGTTTCGGGTGTTGACGCTAAAGTGCAGGCAGCGATTGATAAGTTAGTCGCTGGAGCTCCGGACGCTCTTGATACATTGATTGAGTTAGCGAACGCACTTAATAATGATCCGAACTTTGCTGCTACCATGGCAACAGAGTTAGGGAAGAAGCTCAACGTTTCCGATATTGTCAATAACCTGACAAGTGGTGGAACTGGAAAGGTTCTTTCTGCCGAACAAGGGAAGGCTTTGAAAGCTGCTCTGAATGCGCATAATCACGATGCAGTATATGAGAAGATTATTACTAAACTAACTGCCTTCAATAAAAATTTCGGTACGGCTGCCGGAACCGTGTGCGAGGGTAACGATGCCCGCTTAAGTAATGCAAGAACTCCGTTAGCTCACTCACATAAGAAAGCGGATATTAGCGATTTCCCAACTTCAATGCCGGCAAGTGACGTGCCCGCATGGGCAAAGGCTGCCAATAAACCTACCTATACGGCAAGCGAAGTCGGGGCTTCTCCTACTAATCATAACCATGATGCAGATTATCAGCCGCTCGGTGATTATGCCGAAGCATCACATACTCATGATGCTTCTGATATTACTCCTGATTCAACACATAGATTTGTTTCTGACTCTGAAAAAAGCACATGGAATAGCAAGGCTGCAGGGAATCACAATCATTCCGGAGTATATCAACCTGTTGGTAGCTATGCTCCTTCATCACATAGCCATACAGCCAGTGATATAACTCCTGATTCAACACATCGGTTTGTGACAGATTCGGAAAAATCCACTTGGAATAGTAAAGCAGCCGGTAACCACAATCATGACTCGGCTTATCAGCCTAAAGGCAGTTATGCTCCTTCATCACACGGTCATACAGCTAGTGAAATAACTTTGGATGCTACTCATCGTTTTGTTACTGATACCGAAAAGAACACATGGAGTGGTAAAGCCGAAGGGAATCATAACCACGATTCGGTTTATCAAGCGAAAGGTAATTATGCAGCAAGTTCGCATACTCATCTTGCAGCAGATATTGAAGAAAGTACGACAAGAAAATTCATGACGACGGATGAAAAAAACATACTAAGTTCTCTCGGAACTAATGCTATTTTATTAGAGAATCAAAATTTAGGACAGAATGGGTATCTCAAATTGTCAAATGGATTATTGATTCAATGGGGAAAAAAAACGAGTGGATCTTACTCTGGAACAATATATTTCTCCACTTCATTCTATGACACTAATTATTCTCTGCATCTGACTTGTAATAATGGAAATACCGGTAATGATTCATCATGGATAGCCAACTATACATCTGTTTCAAATAGCTATTTTGGATATAATAATAAATATCAGCAAGCAGCTAATGCCGGTACTAACACGGCTGCGTTTTATTGGTTTGCTATAGGGAGGTGGAAATAATTAAAAACAAATATTATGAAATATTGGAAACAAGGATTCTACGATGAGCCGCAGGAAGGCTTGGTAGAAATTACAGAGGAGTATTATCAAGAGTTACTAGCTGGCCAATCTGCCGGATTACTTATCGTTGAAAGCAAAGCAGGGGTTCCTGTTTTGCAAGAATGTAAAACCACTATCAGAGAAGCTAAAGCGCAAAAACTTGATGAATTACGACTGTATGATTCATCCGAAGAAGTGAATCAATTTAGTATAAACAAAGTATTTGGATGGTTCAATAAAAGTACCCGTGTAGGTCTTGCGAACTCTATTAATATTGAAAGGGAGGTCGGGCGATCTAAAACTAACATCTGGTTAGGCGATACTCTGTTTATTCTACCTATTGAAAAGGCTATTGATATGTTATGTCAACTTGAATTGTATGCCCTCACGTGTTATAACGTCACACAAGGCATATCAATATCATCAATCAGTTAGAAACGAAAGAATCTATTGAATTTTACGATTTCAGAATAGGTTATCCTAAGAAACTAAGTTTTACTGGATATCCCACTTTATAATCGTAGTTTTCGATTTCCTCAATTGACTGTAGCGATCTGACTGCTGCGATGTGTTCCTGAGTCACATTGTAGCAGTTTAATGCATATAACTCCAAGGCATTCAACATTGCTAAAGCATCCGGAATCGGAATGATATACTTTATTGCATCATACCACAATACGGTGTCTGATTTACCAGCCTGTTTTTCAATTGAAATTGAGTTAAATAATCCAACACGTGTACTTTTATCCAACCACATATTCTTTCCATCTAAAATAAATATATTGACATCTTTAGACTTGTCAAACATCTGTATTTCAGATACTTTATTTTTCCTTACATCATCAAGTGAATACTGAGGTTCTACCAATATTGGATATCCTGCTTTGCTTTCAACGATAAGTAATCCGGCAGATTGGCCAGCTAGTAACTCTTGATAATACTCCTCTGTAATTTCTACCGAGCTTTCTTGCGGCTCGTCATAGAATCCATTTTTCCAATATTTCATAATATGTAATTTAGTTTATTTCCAACGACCTATAGCAAACCAATTAAATGACCACGTAGTCCAAGCAAAAGCTCCATTAAGAGTTGTATATGGAGTTCCGAACTGGAAATATGAAGTATATTTAGTTATAAATGGCATTGGGACATATATTACTGTTTCAGCTTTATTCCCATAGTTACCTGTCATTTGAATTGTGTAGTTTATATCATAAAAACTAATAGGAAGATACAGGTTAGTCCAACCTGTAACGCCTGATCGTGTCCCCCATTGAATTAATAGACCATTATTGAACTTAATATAACTTGATGAAGAGCCAAAAGATTTAGTGGCTGCATTAGACAAGTCTGCTTTTGCATACGTAGTTCCGAGAGAACTTTGCGCAATAATGACTACAATTATGGTTACTAATTTTCTACTAAAGTGTCTCATATTTATTTCAGTGTTATAATTCTTTTACTTCCAACGACCAATAGCAAACCAATAGAAAGCTATACTAAAACCTCCGGCATCGGAATCAACATTTTGATAAACGGAGTCCATAACAAAATAAGATGCGTATTTATTAAATACATCAAAAGAATATATATAATTACTATGTACTTTCCTAGTCCCAGTCAATAGAACAGTGTAATTACTATCATAAAAGGTAGTATTAAAATACACAGTTTTACCTATTCCAGAAGTACTTGAATATCCCCACTGAATCATTAAGCCGTCGGGGAACTTATAGTACCCATTCTGTCCAAGTGACTTTGTAATAACATTTGAGAAGTCAGCCTTCGCATAATTGGTTCCGAGAGAACTTATTCCAAAAGCCAAGATTTATCCTCACTCCTATCAAACATATTTGAGCTAAAAAATGAATTAAAAATACATACCTGATTATATTTTAGAGTATAATTCTAATCAGATGATATGATAATTTTATATAGTGATAATAAGGAAATAAAGCTCGATGTAAAGGACGAAAGTTACTCTTACGAAGCGATCATGGCGGAAGATACACTTAATTTGTATTTTTCCTATCCGGGATACTTAGAAATACCGGTCGGAACTTGGTGCGACTTTTACGGAAAGCGTTATTCTCTCAAAAAAGATAGTAATTTCAAGAAGAAAGGTGAGCGCAACTTTGAATATACACTTATCCTTGAAACAGCTAAAGCGGATGCTATGATGTGGAAAGTTCGTCACATTGCAGATAACAGCATCAAATTCGCATATACAGCTAAAGCACATGAACACCTACGATTACTCGTCGAGAACCTAAATCGTCGTGATATGGGCTGGAAAGTCGGTGATTGCATAGAGGGAACGGAGAAAGTAATCAATTACAATCACACATATATTCTTGATGCCCTTAATCAACTTGCAGATACGTATGAAACGGAATGGCAGATTACTGGAAAGACGGTTCATCTTCGTAAAGTTGAATATAACAAGAATAATCCTTTGAAGCTGTCTTATGGTAAAGGCCATGGTTTCAAGGTTGGTGTTGGTCGGGAATCCGGAGATATACCGCCCGAAATTGTCCTAGTAGAAACTTCTGATCGAAATATCAACTACTCGACATACGGAGCTAAATATCTGTTACTACCCAAATCTAAGACCCTTCATTATGAAGGTAGAACGTATATAACTGATGCAGACGGAACCTGTGTCATGCGTGCTGACAAGACCTTGGTTACAGGTAAAGAGGATAGTCTAGACTGCACTGCAATCTATCCTTCTCGTGTTGGTACTGTTAGCTCTGTTATCGAGGTTAATAAGGAGAATAACTTCTATGACTTTGTAGATAGCGATATACCTAACGATCTTGATTTTAAGAAATGTCTGATAGCCGGAGAGACCATGACCGTCATCTTCCAAACAGGTATACTGACAGGCAAAGAGTTTGAAGTCAAGTATATCCATGAGCCCATTCTTAAAGAGGATGGAGAAATAGAGAAAGCAGGTAGACGTTTTGAAATAGTTCCACAGGAGATCGACGGTATCACTATGCCGGAACATGATGTTTGGCATCCTAAGACAGGCGATACTTACGCAGTATTTGGCATTCAGTTACCGAACTCATATATCTGTAATGATGAAGAGCAGACAGGTGCGAGCTGGGAAGTATTCAAGGAAGCTGCTAAATATCTCTTTGAGCATGAAGATAAGCAATTCACTTTTACCGGGACCTTGGACGGTATTTGGGCAAAGAAACGTTGGCTAAAGATAGGCGGTAAAATTGTATTAGGCGGTTATGTAAACTTCTCCGATAGCCAATTTCATCCGGAAGGTTCGCTTATTCGTATGATAGGAATCAAGCGTTATGTGAACAATCCCTATTCTCCGGAAATAGAATTATCAAATGATCCAGTTGGTACGTCCGTAACCAGCGAACTAGATAAAATCGAGACAAATGAAGTTGACGTAGATATCAAGTATAAAGATTCTTTGCGATTTACCAAGCGCCGTTTTCGTGATGCAAAGGAAACTATGTCTATGCTTGAAGATGCTTTATTGAACTTCTCCGGATCAATCAACCCCATCACGATACAAACGATGCAGTTACTTGTAGGCGATGAAAGTTTGCAATTCCGTTTTGTTAGATCAAAAGCGGTTCCGGTACAAGTATCGCATAATATCACTTACAACACCAGCACAAAGGTTCTACACTCGCCTGCCGGCATTATCCAACACATGACGCTAGGGATAAAATCAGTATCCTCTGAACATAAACCGGAGGAATACAAATTTTGGGATATGGCTGAATATAATTCTCCGGCGCTTATTGCCCCAGAGAAGAAATATTATCTGTATGCTGTATGCAGCAAGGAGAATCAGACCGGCACATTCCTTCTTAGTGAAACAGCTATCAAAATGGAACAGATAGCAGGATATTATCACCTACTAACCGGCATCCTAAACAGTGAGTATGAAGGTGAGCGCAGCTTCGTTGAGTTGTATGGATTCACAGAAATTCTGCCGGGCCGCGTAACAACAGAACGAATCATCTCACCGGATGGAAAGACGTATTTCGACTTGATAAAAGGAGAAATAGGTGGAAACATTCAAATTAAGGCAGGATCCTCCGGATTAGAAAATTTGGAGGAATGGCTTGAAGTTAGTGATCTGATTGATTCTATTCAGAAGTCTGCAGCTGATGCAAACGATGCTGTTGGAGGTCTGCATGATTATATCGACGGTGCATTTGCTGACGGTATTATTACTGAGGCAGAAGCTAAGGCTATCGAAAAGTACATCAACACTGTAAATAATGCGAAAGCGGCTGTAGAAGCGACATACAATAAACTGTATGTAAATCCTTATCTCTCAGGAACGGCCAAAACCGGGTTGCTCAATGCAAAGGTTACGCTGATGGGAAGCATTGAGAGCCTTATCAAGTCTATCAATGATGCTATTGCGGATGGACAGACAACTGTTGCAGAAAAGAAAGACGTTGATGATAAGTATGTCTTGTTTAATTCTGCGTATGCCGACTTCACCGCCGCCGTAGAAACAGCAAATAAAGCGATACACGATGCCTTGAAAGGTTATTCAGAAGAAGCATTAAGAGAGGCCGCTGCTGCTATGGAAGCAGCCAATGCGGCAGCCAAGAGTGCCAGTGAAGCAAACAATGCAGTATCCAATCTAAATAATTATGTAGATGGTGCATTCGCTGACGGTGTAATATCCGAGGCGGAAGCTAGTGCTATCGAAAAGTACATCAACACTGTAAATAATGCGAAAGCAGCTGTAGAAGCAACATACAACAAACTATATGCAAATACATACTTAACCGGAGTCGCAAAAACAAACCTGCTTAATGCAAAGGTTACGCTGATGGGAAGCATTGAAAGATTGATAAATGCAATAAATACCGCCATTGCAGACAAGCTTACTACTCCAGACGAAAAACAGGCTGTTGATACACAGTTTGCAAGCTTCAACAATGCTTATGCTGACTTTAATACTGCTGTCGAAGAAGCTAATAAGTCCATACAGGACAAGTTAAAGTCTTTCGCCGATGATGCTATGAAAAAAGCACTGGAAGCGTTACAGGATGCGGCGGATGCCGCAAAAGCCGCTGAAAAAGTAAACGGTGATGTTAGTGATTTACATGATTATATCGACGGTGCGTTTGCTGACGGTATTATATCAGAAGCAGAAGCTAAAGCTATTGAGAAATATATCAATACAGTCAAGAACACGAAAGCCTCTGTAGAAGCTACATATAATAAGCTGTATGTAAATACATACTTGGTTGGTGTTGCTAAGACTAACCTACTCAATGCTAAAATCTCTCTCTTTGGGGCTATCGACAATCTCCTCGCAGCAATCAACGTTGCTATTGCTGACGGGCAGACCACTATTGCGGAGAAAAAAAACGTTGATGATAAATTCGCTCTCTTTAACTCAACTTTAGCCAGTTTCAATACAGCCGTCGAAGCAGCTAATCAATCAATACAGGATGCGCTCAAACAGTTCGCCGACGATAACAAGGCAGAATTAGATATACTGAGCGATAGAATATCCGCACAAGTAACACGTGTAGATAGCATTACACAACGTATTGATACAGCCGGATGGATTACCACGGCAGACGGTAACAAGATATACGCTTCTAAGGAGCTGGAAAATGGTAATACGCTTATATCTTATATCAACCAGGCGGGCGGAGCAACAACAATCCATTCATCTAAGATCAATCTGGAAGGTGCTGTTACTATTACTGCGCTTCATAGTGATCTGCAGACAGTGATTAATTCTAAAGTAGACAGAGACGGTTTAGGCGGATTGGCTTTTAAAGATGCCGTTGAAGCTGCGCAGCTCGGTAGTACTATTATCATAGGAGGTTATCTTAATACTGACTTGATTAAAGTACGACGAATTGATGCTGAGGTTGGATTTGTTGGTGGATTTACTATTGAAAAAGGACGTCTTATCTGGACACGTTCCGATTATTTTGGTGGGACATCACGTAGCTTAAAATTAGGATCAGGAACATCTAAAGAGGGCGTTGTTAATGTGATCTTCAATCCCGCTACAGACGGGCGCTTTGGAGTAGCAGCAATCGGAGCAAATGCAGGTGGTAGTGCGGCGATATATGGTTCATCAAAGACAAATCCGACTTATCCATCAAACTATATTTATGCAGGTTTCTTCGATGGTAATGTACATGTGATAGGCGACGTTTCCGCCAAAGGATTTTTCCCTCAAGACAACAGCGGGAATTCAGTTTCAGTCGTTTCGGATGCATGGCTTTATGGACTTAAAAATAATCAGTTAGAAGGTATTGCCTCTAAAGACATGAAGATTCACATTATAAAAGGAATGATTGTAGAATGTTCACAATATTAATTTTGAAAGTATAATTATGAAAGTAAATTTAAACCGAAACTTACTCGATCACAAAGGTCAAGAAGCAGTTGAATTAGTCGATGGTAAGGAGAGGAAGAAATCTCTTCGTGATATGATCTCAGAAGCCTTGTATGCTACCGGCATGAATGCTCAACTAGGTATGGATATGGCTAAAAAATTACGTGCTTATAAAATGCTGCAGCAGATTATCAACAATCGAGGTATGCTTGATATTGAAACAGACGATGCTACTCTCCTAAAGGAGATTTGTGCGGAATTTTTCACCGCTGGCGTTTATGGACAGATTTATGACTTAATAGAAAAAGGAGGTAAAGAATGAATATTAAAGCAACTAACAGTACAGCAGTATCAAAGGTTACTGCAGATATCAAGATCAAGTACAGGATGTCAACTCGCGGCACTGAGGCTGTAAAAGATGTCACAGCTGAAATTTCTAATGATGAAACAGTTGTCGGATTCTTTAATATATCGAAAAACGGGGTGACTGGATTTTCTCTACATGAGGATCACGGGCTGACTCCCGAGGAAGTGAAACAGGTATTCCATACTGCTATTGATGATTGTAGCGAGGTATTGAAATGAAGTATTAATATTTTAGATAAATGATTATGGATTATTTCAAAAACTTACTTATTGGATTGATTACCGGCATAGCTGCTTATCTTAATCCTATTTCTGGGGAGATCAAAAGTCTTATTGCTGTATTTGCCCTCAATTTCATTTGTGGGCTGCTTACTGCACTCCTTATCAATCATGAAAGCTTTTCCTTTAAAAAGGCTTGGAGATGTATTGTAGAAGCAACTATTTTCTTTGCCTTGGTTAGCTTCATCTACTTTATTGGTGAACACAAAGGCAATCCGGAAGGTGCACTACAATGTGTCTCATTTATTACGTACAGTGTTTTTTATTTCTACGGGGTAAATATTCTAAGGAATATCAAAGAAATTCTACCCAACACTAGCAATGGCTATAAGGTAGTAGCTTTCCTGCATTATGTGCTGAGCGTTGAGTTTATAAAAAATATTCCCTATTTAACAAACTATCTACAAAAAGGAGGTGCAAAGTGAAAACTATTGATGCTATTATCATCCATTGCTCAGCAACACGTGCCGGGCAGGATTTAACTGCAAAAGATATTGATCGTATGCACCGGGCGCGCGGATTTAATGGTATAGGGTATCACTATGTTATTCGGATTGATGGCACGATAGAAAAAGGGCGATCTTTAACGGTTGACGGGGCGCACTGTAATACGAAAGGTTTTAGCGAATCATCTTACAATAAACATAGTGTCGGTGTTTGCTACATCGGCGGCTTGGATGCAAATGGAAAACCCGTAGATACACGGACGCCATCGCAAAAGGCAACATTGCGGCAACTAGTTGCAGAACTTTGCAAGGAGTATGATATTATCGAGGTTCTCGGACATCGAGATACTTCACCGGATATAGACGGATCAGGTGAAGTCGAACCGGCAGAATATATCAAAGCGTGCCCCTGTTTTGATGTACGTTCTGAGTTTACCAACTTCTTGCGCAATACAGTCATTCGACCATGAGACGGCTAATATACTTCCTGATCATATTGCTGACGTCAGCAATATGGTTTTCATCCTGTCGGAGTATCCGACATATTCCGATTGAAACAGTAAAGCATGATAGTATCTACATTAGCAAGATACAACATGACAGCATCTATCAGAGAGACAGCATCTACGTTGATCATAAGGGAGATACTGTACTCATCTATAAAGACAGATACCTGTATAAGTACAAGAATCTAATTGATACGATGTATGTAAGTCGAACAGATAGCATACAGGTACCATTCCCAGTCGAACGTGAACTTTCTTGGTGGCAATCTGTTAAGCTACAAGTCGGAGAAATAGCTATAGGCGTAATTATTGGTTTGATCATTATAATTGTCTGGCTACTCCGTAAGAATAGAAAGAAATAACTACTAAAAAATAACACTAAGATTCATAATAAAAAAACGTTGGGTGCCTCTGCTTGTGAAAGTAGGGGCATTTCTTTTGTCCTTTAT